GAGCTGAGTTTACGCAAAAGTCTCTTCTTAAACAAAAGTGGTTGTACTATAATGGTAAGCTCGATCAGCAACAGATTGAAGACCTAGGGTGGGAACCCGATCCTTTTGATGGTCTTAAGGTATTAAAGGGGGAGATGGAATACTATTACGAAGCTGACCCAGAGATACAAAAATCAGAAGAAAAAATTCAGTACTATAAAACAATTATAGAAACATTAACAGAAATTGTCGATAACGTAAAGTGGAGACATCAAACTATTGGGAACATGATTAAGTGGAGACAATTCGAATCTGGAAACTAAATCACGCAACTCTTAAAATAGAGTGCGATTCTGGCATTGGACAAGAACTTAATGAGTTCTTTAGTTTCTATGTGCCTGGATATAAGTTCATGCCAGCATATCGTAATAAGATATGGGATGGTAAGATTCGTTTGTTTAACAGACTCAGTGGAGAACTTCCAGCTGGTCTTATACACCACGTAGTTCAGTTTGCACGTACAAGAGATTATAAACTTGAGTCTTTAGATTCTGAATACGGGCTTCCATATGAAAAACAACACGTAGATGAAGAAAGTCTATTGTCTTTTATAAAAGCGCTTAAGTTACCTTATGACGTAAGAGAGTACCAGTTAGACGCTATAAAAAGAGGACTAGAGCGAAAGAGAGGTATTCTATTATCTCCAACTGGATCTGGTAAGTCTCTTATCATTTATTGTTTGCTTAGCTGGTTTCTTTCTCGGCATGAAAAAAAAGTTTTAGTAATTGTACCAACCACTTCTCTTGTAGAGCAAATGGAAAGCGATTTTCGTGAATATGGCATGCCAGAAGGACTAGCGCATAAGATCTATTCAGGTAAGGATAAGGATACCCAATCACCAATTGTTATATCTACATGGCAATCAATCTATAAATTACCTCGTATTTGGTTTGAACAATTCGGCGCGGTATTTGGTGATGAGTGTCATGGATTTAAGTCAAAGTCTCTTACTAGTATCATGAACAAGTGCGGAGAGGCTGAGTACAGATTTGGAACAACTGGAACACTTGATGGAACTCAAACACACGAATTAGTATTACAAGGTCTTTTTGGTAGAACTTATAAGGTTACTACTACTCGAGATCTACAAGATGAGGATCATCTCGCAAAGCTTGAGATTAAACGAATTGAATTAGAGTACACTGAAGACGAAAGAAAGAAGTTTGGACAAAAGACGTATCAAGAAGAGATAGAAGTTATTGTTACTAACGAACGAAGAAATAAATTCATAGCTAAACTTTCGACTGATCAGAACGGTAACACATTAGTACTCTATAATTATGTTGAGAAACATGGAAAGCCTCTTTTTAATATGATAGATAATATAGTAGATAATGATCGAAAAGTATTCTTTGTTTCAGGCGGTACAGATACCGCAGACAGAGAAGCGATTCGTGGAATAGTGGAGAAACAGAAAAATGCTATTATCGTTGCTAGCCTTGGAACTTTTAGTACTGGCATCAATATACGAAACTTACACAACATTATATTTGCCTCACCGTCCAAATCACAGATTCGTGTTTTACAGTCCATTGGTCGCGGTCTTCGTAAAAGTGACGATGGGTCGACAACTATCTTATACGATGTTATAGATAATATTAGCTGGAAAAGTAGAAAGAACTTTGCTCTTGTGCACGCAGAAGAAAGACTTCGAATATACGAGAAAGAAAGATTCGTTCACAAAACCTATAAGGTACCATTAAAATGATCGATCAAACTTTAAAGCAATTTAAGATGTCTAATGACGACGAAGTTATTTGCGAAGTGATTGAGTGGAATAATGAGGAAAATGACGCTGTCATAGTTCGAAACGTGATGAAAGTGATGCACGTAGAGGATTTTGAAAAAAGTATCAGATTCTACGCATTTAGACCATGGATGACTTTTATGGATGATCCGGATGAACTTCACAGTATTAACTCCGGTCATATTATAGCAGAAGTTACTCCTTCAATTGAGATTGTTAAACACTATATCAACGCTCTTAAAGAGATGAAAGACGCGAAAAGAAATAAGAAAAAGAAAGCAAGTGCATCACTTGACGATCTAGCTCAAAAAATGCATGATATGGATGAAGACGAATTTGAGATGTACTTAGATCAGTTAGCAGAACTCGCCGATTTAGCTGGACCAGATTCTGATCTTGGAGAAAACGTGATTAAGTTTAAACCAAAGAAAGGTACCCTCCACTAATGTTTCTTGCCCACCCGCTTCCACCTATACACGTATACGTAAGAAAAGAGTATCTTTATGATCTCGAAAAAGGGCATGGCGAGTTTACACCTGGTGTATGGATATCAGTTAAGTCAACACAATATAAAGCGCTATATTTTGAAACACTGTTAACGGAATACGGTGCTCTTTATGATAAACTTCCGATATCTGCTTTTGTGTGGAAGACAGACCATGGTGAGTTGTTGCCTCTTGATATTCTTCAGCTTTGGGATTGTTTTGATTACCATCTGACAGTAATTGAAAAGCCTCTTCTTTCTCGCTGTGAGTTTTTTGGCAAAGATAAGAACATGCATCCAGGTGAGTATCTGTTCTCTATTGATAACGCGCATCCGGATAAATCCGTGCTTGATATAAATTTTAGTGAATATGACCCAGAACATAAGAGTTTTAATATAATTAAATTGGATAATGGACAATTTGCAGCACAACCTAATAATAGAGTTATTTTTAAGGACTCGAGTCTTACGCTCGACAAATTAAAGATGCCTGATTTTAAGGTATGTACTCAAAACTATTCAGTTGAGACAGAACCTAAGTGGTCAGTCGGACATACAGACGAATGGCAATACAAGACAAAAGACGGTAGATAGTACCCTGCTTACCATTAAGAATCTTAATTTATTATACCATATTTTATTACTGTTGTAAACAGTTATTTTTTCGTCTTAAAACAAAACTTTATAGTTTACATACTCGTTAATCTATTATATAATAGTTATTATGAAAGGATGAGTTATGGCAAAAAGAAAAAGCATACATTATGTCAATAATGCTGACTTCTCTCTCGCAGTAGTTGATTACGTAACTCGAGTCAATGAAGCAAAAGAAAAGGGAGATGAGATCCCTATCGTTCCAGATTATATCGCGCAATGTTTTCTCAGAATCGCTGAGGGCTTGTCACACAAGGCCAACTTTATTCGCTACACGTATCGCGAAGAAATGGTAATGGATGCAGTGGAAAACTGTTTGAAAGCAATCAACAACTATAATCTAGCCACCGCCACTCGAACAGGTAAACCTAACGCCTTTTCTTACTTCACACAAATCTCTTGGTACGCTTTTCTTCGAAGGATCGCTAAAGAGAAAAAGCAGCAAGAAGTAAAACTAAAATATCTCTCTAAATCGGGTATCGAAAACTTTGTAGATTTAGACCTATCAGATGACGCCTCAACTCAAATAATTGGCGCATTTGTTGATACTTTAAGAGATCGTATCGATCGTATTAGACAAACTGATACAGTATACGACGACCTCTATAAAGAGGAAAAGAAAAAGAAGAAGAGAACTAAAAACACTGATTCAGATTTAAGCGAGTTTATGCAATGAAACAATGGAAAGTACAAGTAATAGAAGATGGTGATGACTTTATCATCGAGTTTCCGGACGAAGTTTTAGAAGGTTTAGGTGTAGGTCCAGGCGATACTCTCGTTTGGGAATCACACAAAGATTATGTAACTATTCGGAAAGAAACAGATGAAAATAGCAGTTCTCAATGATACTCACTGCGGAATTAGAAACAGTTCTGAAATATTTTTAAATAATGCTAAAGATTTCTATGAAAATGTTTTCTTTCCGGAATGCTCTAAAAGAGAAATTAAGCACATACTCCACCTAGGAGATTATTACGATCATCGTAAGTATATTAATTTTAAAGCTCTTAATCACAATCGTAAGCATTTTCTTGATCATCTCCGTCGTCTAGGCATGACCATGGATATTATTCCTGGTAACCATGACACGTATTTCAAGAACACGAATGATCTCAACTCTTTGAAAGAGTGTTTAGGACATTATATGAATGAGATCCATATTATTATGGAACCTCGTGTAGTGGAATACGGATCTCTTAAAATCGCTCTTCTTCCATGGATTTGCGCTGATAATTACGATCAGTCTATGAAGTTTATTAAAGAGTGTAAAGCTGACTGGCTTGGTGGACACCTCGAATTTACAGGTTTTGACGTCATGCGAGGAGTGCAACATCATGGTGGTATGAACCATAAACTCTTTGAGAAGTTTGAGTTAGTGCTTACTGGTCACTTTCACGTCTCATCTCGAAAAGATAATATCTGGTATCTTGGCAGTCAGATGGAGTTCTTCTGGTCAGATGCTCATGATCCCAAATACTTCCATATTATTGACACTGAGACTCGTGAAGTAGAAAAAATTCATAATCCTTATACTTTATTTGAAAAAATTGTTTACAACGACGAGAAAATAGATTATAATAATTATGATATTGGAAACTTAGATAAGAAATTTGTAAAGGTCGTAGTTGTTAACAAGTCAGATACCTTTCTCTTTGATAGATTCATTGATCGTATCCAGAACCAGGATATCTATGAATTAAAAATCGCCGAAAACTTTAACGAGTTTCTCGGTGAGAACGTGGAAGATGAAGGTCTCGAGATTGAAGACACAACAAAGTTAGTAGATGACTATATTGATGGTGTTGACACTGATCTCGATAAAGATCGAATTAAAGTTAACATGCGCGAACTCATGACAGAAGCACAGGCACTTGAAATAGCATGATTTTATTTAAGACGGTACGTTGGAAAAACTTTCTTTCAACTGGTAACTCATTTACTGAAATTGACTTGTCAAAACACAAGTCTACACTGATTGTCGGAGCTAATGGCGCCGGCAAGTCTACGATGCTGGATGCTATATCATTCGCTCTCTTTGGCAAACCGCATCGTAACATCAACAAGCCTCAACTTATTAACTCAATCAATAATAAAGATTGCGTTGTTGAGGTCTCTTTTAACGTTGGGAAAAGCGAGTATAGAGTACTTCGTGGCATAAAGCCTGGAAAATTTGAAATTTGGAAAAACGAAACACTTATAAATCAATCTTCCCACGCAAAAGAGTATCAGAAGATCCTCGAGCAAAATATCCTCAAACTAAATCATAAGTCCTTTCATCAGGTAGTTGTATTGGGTTCCTCCTCTTTTATCCCATTTATGCAACTACCTTCAGGACACAGGCGAGAGGTTATCGAGGATCTTCTTGATATTAACGTATTTTCAAAGATGAACACTCTCTTAAGAGATAAGATTAATAGTCTAAAGGATAATATCCAAGACAAGTCTTATCAATTAGATCTCTCAAAAAATAAAATTGAGACACAGCAAAAATATATTCGTGACGTCAAGGCTTTGACTGATCAGAACATTACTGAAAAACGCAATAAGATTACAAGTAATCAAAATGAAATATCATCATTACAAGAAATCAATAGCACCCTCTCAACAGAAATTGAAGGAGAGCAAGATCTATTGCAGGCTAGGTTAAATAGATGGCATGATAAAAAACAATCACTCTTACAATTCTCGGCGCAGTTCAAACAGCAAATGGCTACAGTCGCTAAAGAGGCGAAATTTTATGAAGACAATGAAACATGTCCAACCTGCGATCAAGCTATTAGTTCAGAAAGACGAGACGAAAAACTTACCGATGCTAAATCCAAGGCGAAAGAACTTAAGAGTGCCATGGGCAAGCTCACTGAAGAGTCAGATCAGGTTGAACAAGCTATTTCAGATGCAAATGACGCACTTTCCAAGATACGAGACAAACAAAGTAGCATACATTCTAACATACAGCAGATCAGCCGGCTCCAAGCCGAGAATCGAAGTCTCGAAGAAGATATCAGTGGATCTGCCAGTGCTGATCTAAGACAAGCTGAAGAAGATCTTAAAAACTTTCTTGATTCAAAGAATAACTTACTCGAAGAAAAGTTTAAGTTGTCTGATGAGTATTCTTATAATCAAGTCATGGGTGAGATGCTCAAAGACACTGGTATTAAAACGAAAATTA